CTTTGACTTTTTGCAAAGTAGTTTTTTCTAAAAGAATTTCACAACCATAAATGGCAGGATCTGCAGTATTTTGTTCTGTTTTTTTCTCCGCCATTTTTTTCTCCGCAACTACGCTCATGAACGGCCGCCCCATTGAATTTCTGGGTAAGCCTGCCTAACAATGTCAAAATTAATTTTATATTTAGAAGCTAATTTCTTATCTTTTGTAAGACAAATAATTTCTGCTTCACGAGGATGAAGTCCTTCAAGCATTTGAATGAACATTGATTCCCTACGAAGAGAGGTAAGAGTATCATTACCACCTTTTACGAAATGATAAAGTTGTTGATACTCTCTACGGAGTGAGGTATGATCAGTTCCCACAGGGACTTCATTTTGTTTGTAAGGAACATCACCTTCTGGTAACATTGAAACAACACTCTCGTCAAAGTTCCAAATAAGAATTGCTTTTAAAGAATCAGTCTCGTATTCTTTTAGAATAGCAACTTTCTTTTCTTTGGTTCTTTGTTCTGCAACAAGATCCAAAATTTCAAAAATAAATGGATTAGGAGGAAGTTTAACTGCTTGCACAGCAGGTTTCCTAGTCGTCGTCTTCTTCACTGTCGTCGTCATAATCGTTCTCAAACCTCACGGCTAAAATTTCATCTGGAATTACATTTCCATTTTCATCAAACATCTCAGGATGCATATTAATTGAAGAAAAATAATTCCTTTCAACTACATACTGTTTGAGCATCCATCCTAGCACACCTCCTATAAAAAAGAACATCACTGAAATTAATGTTCCTAAGGTGAGAGTTACTGCTAACATTGTTATTCTCCAGAGAGTTATTTTTTTCTAATATCAAAGTGAAATTCCATAAAGAAATGAAACTCTCTCTGGAGGAGAGAAATCATTTTACCAAACTTCACTTGAAAAGTCTTTGGCTTTGATGATTTTCCCCTCCGATTTCTAAGTAATAACTCAACCCCCCGATTGATTTCGGGTTCTGAGTTATTTAGTTTCTTTTTTGCGTCTTCCTGGTCGTCTATCATGATTGTATCTCCAGGCATCCTCAAGAATACCATAAAGGTAATTTCTTATTTTTCTTGCTTGTGGTTTTGGAATGTGTCCATATCCTTCACGAAGTTGTTTATGAACCTCATCGGCACCGCCTTCAAGATATTCATCCAAGTCCATAACCAAATTGCTGATTTCATTGGCAGTAGAGCTTTCAATAAACTCCTCTACTTCTGCTTTTCGCACCCCCTTCACTTTCAGATATTCATAAAAATTTAAAACAAACTTTCCCTCAAAGGCAAAGTCAATTGCTTTTTTAACATCAAAGTAGACTTCGTGAAAAGTGCTTTCCATTAAACTAATTTATTCTCTTGAAGATACTTAACTGTTTCTGAACAACCACCAAGATGTTCTTGGCCATTTAAAACAATCTGGGGGAATGTAGAACCTTGTCCGAACTGAGCATAAAACCCATCACGTTCAAAGTGTTCGCCAAGATTGTAGACAACGTGTTCAAGGTTTGCTAATTGTAGCACTTGTTTGATTTTGCTGCAATAGGGGCAACCATCTTTTGAGTAAACTGTAAATTTCATAATACTAACTTGCGTTGTTTCTTCTTGGTCGATAAATGTAAAGGTTTTGTGGTTTTTCAGGTTTCATCCACTCATATAATTTATAAAGTTTTTCTTCTGCAAAGAATTCTTGAAAACAAAACCAATCTTCCCATTGAGTATGTCCCTTGGATTGATTACAAGAATGGCAACATGCCACTACATTTGTTTTAATGTCAAGTCCACCTTTACATTGTGGAATGATATGGTCCAATGTTATGTTTTCTTCTGAGTCACAATAGGCACATTTATGTTCCCATTGTTCTTTTATACTTTGCCTCCACATTCGTTTTGCTTCTGCTTTACTAGTCGTTTCAAGATTAAACAGATAGTCCTTAAACGAATGTAGAGGAACCATAAGTAGTTGCAACTATGATTATATATTTAAATTAAAAAAGGGAGGATGTAACTCCTCCCAGTATATTAGATTGTAAGTTGAATATCAACCTTCGGTAGTTGTCTCTTCGGTAGCAACAGGTGTCTCTTCGACAACAGCAGCAACTTCTTCGGTAGCAACAGGTGCAGGAACAGTAGCAGGTGCCTCTAATGAACCCAGGAGTGCCTCTAAAGCAGCATCTTCGGTAGCATCAGCGTCTACAATACCTTGTAGGCGGGCAGTTTCAGCAACAGCAGCATCTGCAGTAGCACGGGCAACTTCAGCAGCAGCCTGAGCATCGGCAGCAGCCTGAGCATCAGCAACATCATTGGCGAGAGCAGCAGCAAGTTGCTCTTTGAGTGATGCATTCTCAGTTAAGAGTGCATCCTTATCTCCCTTAAGTGCGGAGAGTACGTTTTGAACACGGGTAGCGAAATTCATTGTCTTAAAAAGCGATGGTAGAAATGGGAACATAATGTGTTTATAAGTCAAACCTCTTTATTTAGATTTGAATCCCTCTTTTTATTATACTCCTTTTTCATCGGTCTGTAAAGTTGAGGCCAAGTATCGTGAATGATTTCTGCAAGTTTGTATGGAGTGTGTGAGGATATCATAGTAGGGACATTAGAAAGAGGAACACTCCGAATAACTGGAAGAGCAGGAGGATGAGGAGCATAAAAAAAGGAGTTCTTGTGGAACTCCTCTATTTATTTTAGAGTGCGTTGCCCCGGGGTAATACTTCCTCTGGAAAAATAAAATTCTCATGTGGTTGGTCAACTGGTGCTAACCAAGCACGAAGTCCTTCATTCAAAAGAATATTCTTCGTATAGAACGTTTCAAACTCTGGGTCTTCTGCTGCTCTAATTTCCTGACTAACAAAGTCATAAGCACGAAGGTTGAAAGCAAGACCGATAATACCGATGCTGCTAGTCCAGAGCCCCATAACGGGAACAAAGAGCATAAAGAAATGCAACCAACGCTTATTGGAAAAAGCAATACCGAAGATTTGAGACCAAAATCTGTTCGCAGTGACCATACTATAAGTCTCCTCCTCTTGCGTGGGTTCGAAAGCTTTGAAAGTATTTGCTTGGTCACTGTCTTCGAAGAGTGTATTTTCTACTGTTGCACCGTGAATGGCACATAACAATGCTCCACCAAGAATACCTGCAACTCCCATCATATGAAAGGGGTTGAGTGTCCAGTTGTGGAAACCCTGCAGGAATAGGAGGAACCTAAAAATCGCTGCAACACCGAAACTCGGCGCAAAGAACCAACTCGATTGTCCGAGTGGATACATGAGAAACACACTGACAAAAACAGCAATAGGCCCAGAAAACGCAATGGCATTGTACGGTCTAATCCCTACTAAACGAGCAATCTCAAACTGACGAAGCATGAATCCAATCAGTGCAAAAGCACCGTGGAGAGCAACAAAGGGCCAAAGCCCTCCAAGTTGGCACCACCTGACGAAATCTCCTTGAGCCTCAGGACCCCAGAGAAGCAGAAGAGAATGACCCATAGCGTCTGCTGGAGTACTAACTGCCGCAGTAAGAAAGTTTGCACCCTCAAGATAGGAACTTGCCAACCCGTGAGTGTACCAACTCGTAACGAAAGTTGTCCCAGTAAGCCAACCACCAAGAGCAAGGTAAGCAGTGGGAAAAAGAAGAAGTCCAGACCATCCAACAAAAACGAAACGATCTCTTTTAAGCCAGTCATCCAAGACATCGAACCATCCTCTCTGTGTTTGTTGAGTAAACGTTGATGAAACCATTACATAAATCCTCCAGATTTAGTTTTTTTTACTTTTTTATCCAAGACTTCTCCGTGACTTAAGAGTTGTTTTGGATATTGAAACCATGCTGCCATAAAGTCTTGATGTTCCTCAAATACTTTAGTTTCCCCATTAGTGTAAACTAATTTGTAATCATGACGATTATAAGGTTCATTAGAAGTTTGTTCAAACCACTGAAGAACATTTTCTTCAGGATCTAATTTTCCAACCACAAAGTTTCTCCATAGTATTTCTCATATTTATCTTAACATTTGTTAATAAAGAAGTCAATGAGTGTTTTTACTCACCCCTATGCCTCTTAACATAATCAATCATATTCTTAATTAATTCAACATCTTCATTAACATAACCAATTGTTCTGTTACAAACATTGCAAAGAAGACCTCTTACTTCACCAGTCTTATGATTATGATCCACATAAAAAACATCAACTCCACCACCCCTACCAGATTTTCTTCCTTTTGGATCAGTGCTTCCACAAATAGCACAACATTGATTTTGTTTTTCTAATAAAATATTATATTCTGCAATACCAATACCATAAACTCTTTTTAGATTTTCATCTCTCTTTTTTATTGGATCATAATTTTCTTGTTGTTTTTTTACATAACAAGATTTACATTTGCCATGATGACCATATGGTTTCCCATTTCTCACCGTTTGATAAAACTCCGAAAGTGGCTTTGGTTGGTTACAGATTTTACAGGTTTTCATAGTTCTTTTAGTAGTTAAAGTTATTATATCATAACTTTAACTATTTAGCAATAAAAAAGGGTCCCGAAGGACCCCCATTTCAATAAGAATTGCTTATCAACCAATAGCAGGTGCGGTCAAAGCAACAGGGGTGTTACTTGCAGCAGCAAGGTCTAATGGAAAGTTATGGGCATTTCTTTCATGCATGACTTCCATTCCAAGACCAGCACGGTTAAGTACATCAGCCCAAGTAGGAAGTACTCTGCTCTGACTATCAAGGATTGATTGGTTAAAATTCAGTCCGTTGAGATTAAAAGCCATCGTAGAAACACCAAGAGCGGTGAACCAGATGCCTACAACAGGCCAGGCAGCAAGGAAGAAGTGCAACGAACGGCTGTTGTTGAACGAAGCATATTG